CCCGAGAGCAGCGGGGCCGACAGCGCCTGAAGATCGCGCTCCGCCAGCCGCGAGGCCAGCGCCTCGTGGCGCACGCCCGGGTATTCGATCGCGGCACTCACCACCTGCCCGAAGCGCTGCACGAGGGCGGTGTCGCTCACCGTCAGCGTCCCGGTCCGGTCGGTGCGTTCGTCCTGGTAGCTGACGGTGACGGCATTGATCAGCTCCGTCGTCTCGCGGCGCGACAGTTCGCCCCAATCGAGGACGTCGTCTTCGTCGAACACCGGCAGCGTGGCGGGATCGTAGTCGGGCCGGATCAGCCGGACCTCCCACCTGGCCGTGCGCCGGTCGACATGGAGCGTCGCGTCGATGTGGCTGAGAATGTCACCGATGAAGTCCTCGACGCTGCTCTCCTGCTGCCACGCAATGGAGAGGCCGAAGCCCTCGTCGAACAGCGCATCCGCCGCAGCCGTGAAGCTGTTGCCGATGTCCTGCGGGCCGTAGCCGAGGCCCCAGGCCCGGCTGGTCAGGCATTCGCGCAGGATGTGCGCGGGGTTCATGTCGAGGTCCGCCGGCTGGGCCTCGAACGCGAGGCTGGCGTAGATCACGGAGCCGAGGTCGAGCACGCTCATCGCCACCACGCGATCCGTCGATGCACCGGCGATGGTGGTGGTGGAGACGAACTGGTTGGCGGTCGCCGTGACGCCGGTCTCCACGCCGTCGATGTACAGCGTGAGCAGGTTGTCATGGCCGATGGTGAGGGCGACGGGACCGCGCGTGGCCGGGATCACGCCGCGGATCCAGAGGGTGCGCCCGGTGGGGCTGCTGCCGACGGTCGTGCCGGGCGCGACGCCGGTGTTGGCGGACCAGTTGCCGAAGGGACCGGGCCCGCTGTCCCAGCCGCTGTCGTCATGGTCCGGCGCGCTGTGGTCCGCCGTGCTGCCCGGTTCCTCGACGCGGTACGGCCAGACGTCGGTGGCGGCCTTGTTGGCACCTGCCGGGACGGGCGCCGGGATTGCAGCCTTTGCCGCGTACCACTGCCCGGCACCCGCATCGGTCCTGAGGATGCGCTGGATGCGCACGGAGACCGGCCGGAAGTACGGGTTCAGCCCCATGTGGAAGTCGCGCATCAGCAGCGTGGTGACGCCCCGGAAGGCGCTGACCAGCGATCCCAGCTGCGCCGTGAGATAGCTGCTCACCGGCTGGTCCGGGCCACCCAGCAGGACATCGACCTCGCCGCTGACGCCGCCCTCGCGGCTGCTGCCGCCGTACAGTTCTGGCGCATGGACGGTGATGGTGCCGCCGGTGCCGTCGCCACCCGCTGCAATGATTTCCGCCGCGCGCGCCACTTCCGCGATCGGCACGTCCTGCGCGTCGAACGCCACCGTGCGCGGCGTGACCTGCCAGTCGGTGATGTCGTTCTCGGCGTCGTAGAGGATCGCCTGCACGGTCACGGTGAGCGGCGCACCGTCGACGGTCAGCGTATAGGTTGCGCCCGGCGCAGGTCCGTTGAAGCGTCCCGCGAACCGGATGATCGCAACGCCCTCTTCCGGCGTCCCGGCGATGCCTGTCGCGGTCGTGACCGATCCCAGCGCCCGCGGCTCGCTCAGCGTCGGCACGGCGTCGTCGGGATCGACCGGCGTCCACGCGCTGCGGTCCTCGAACAGGATCTCGGTCACCTCGTCCACCGGCCCGTGGCAGAGCGCGAGGTGCGCGCCGATGTAGTAATCGTAGCCGGTCTGGATGCGCTTGCTGCCCTTACCCATGCCGCAAAGCCTCCCGTCGCTCGGCGCGCGCGACCACGCGCAGCGCCATGCCGTCGCCCGTCGCGGTCAGGATCTCCGCGTCGATCCCGTCTGCCACGAAGCGGCGCCAGTCGAGACCGTGGCGGCGCCACCACGTCCGCGCACCGGCAAGGCAGATCCGCTCGGCGCGCAGGTCGTCGAGGATCACGCGGGTCATTTCTTGCCGCCGCTGTCGCTGTACCGTGGCTCCGTGCGCAGCGCGCCGGCCCAGACCACGTTCGGCCCGCGCAGCAGGACGGTGCCGAACACCACCGGGATCGGCCGGCCTTCGGTCGCCGTCGGCAGGGTGAAGTCCTCGAGACCCGCCGCCTTGGGTGCCTGCGTCTTCGGCTTGGGCGTCAGCGCATAGCTGATCGCCTGCAGGGCAAGCGAGATTGCGAGGCTGATCGCCGCCGCGATGAGAAAGTCGACCACCATCAGACGTCTCCCATCACAGGATGCTCCCCTCGAAGGGATTGCGCGCCGGAATGTCTGGAAAGCCGCCGTGGTTGGCGATGTTGCCGAAGCGGCCCGCGCAGGTCTCGCGGCGCAGGTCGCAGCCCGGCGCGATCAGGACGTCCGCCGTGCCGCTCGCGGTCAACGCCGCGAACAGGCCCGGCATGGGCGCTGACAGCGCCAACGTGCTGCCCGTGTGGGCGCGGATGTAGCCGGAGGACCCGTTGTAGCCGAGAACGCCGCCGCGCCAGTACCCGTCCGCCTGTGCGGCGGCTGCGGCCACCGTCAGCGCGAGGCCGGAGCGCGCGCTGACCGTCGCGGCCGTCCGGAAGTCTGCGATCGCGAGGCCGCAGCCGTCGCCATAGAGCGCGTGGCGACACAGCCGCTGGTACTTCGCCCGCACGCCGAGCCGCTGGATGGCGGCGAAGACGCTGTCGCAGGTCAGCCGGATCGTCTGGCCGCTCGTTGCCGCCCCCAGCACGCGACCCTTCCACTCCGCCACGGTAAAGCCCGGCGCGCCGGCATGCGCGCGGTAGATCGTGACCACCACCGACTGCGCGTCGCGCGCGACCAGGAACCGCCGCGCGAACGCATCGGTGATCGGCAGCGTGATCTCGAGGCTGGTGCGCCGCGCGCCGCCGCCCGTGGACACGGCGCTGTGGCTGATCGCACGCGACCCCCATGTCTGCTGGCTGCCGCTGGCATCCGCCGCCTGCGCTTCGCTCGTCCAGTCCTCGGCGGCGGAGGTGAAGCGCCAAGCCTGCGCGCCTTCGGTGAACAGGTACGCAAAGAACGGATCGCCGTCCTCGCGGGCCGTCTCCAAGCTGGCGTAACTCATGCAGGAACCTCCACGACGGGCGCGTTGAACTCGGTGCGCGTGTTGTCGATCAGCAGCTCCAGCCGGTCGGCATCGAGCCGGACCTTCGTCAGCCAGTGGATGCGCGTGCCGAGCGGCACGGCTGCGGAGAGTGCCGCGACCGTCAGGACCAGCACGCCGCCCACGATGGTGGCTCCGGTGACGGTCCTGAACTGAGGCGCGCCGTCGATATCGATCATGATCGAGCGGCCGATCGCTGCGGCGGCCGTGCCTACGGGTGCGACTGCGAGCGTGGTCGCGCCGCTCGCAGCCGCCGTGGCCAGAACCAGCTCGCGGCCCCATGTCGGCAGCCAGAACGCCCGCTGGCGCCCGCGCAGGCCCATCAGCCAGAGCCGCCGCGCGTCGCGGGCAGCCGTCCCGCGATCCACAGTGGCGATGGTCTGGCGGTGCCGGACGACGGAGACGCCGGGTTCCAGCGCCAGCGGTCCGAAGCCGTTGTCCACGATCTCCATGGCTTGCGTCATCTGCTCGGACAGCGGCCGGCGCACGACGGTGCGGTCCGTCAGCACGTCGAGGCCGAGATGCACGGGACAGGGTGAGGCCGGGACATGGTCGCCGGGTGCCAGCGTGAAGGTGGCGGTGACGAGGCTGCGCCCCGACCGCTCCCGCGAGACGGAGAGCGGCTGCGTCATCTGCGCCGTCCGCGACGCCGGCGTGACGCCGGACGCAAACCGCGCCCAGTCCGGCACGAGCCACGCGCCTGCGAGGTTGGCACGGACCACAGCGATCATGGCGGCGTAGCCCGCCGCATCGACACGGTGCCGCAGCGTCAGGATCTCGCGCGGGCGCGGGCGCAGCGCGATCCGCTGCTCGCCCTCGCGCGCGGCCAGCACGTCCGTCCGGAACTCCAGCGTCTCGACGAGAGGCTGCAGCACCGGCCAGTCCCAGGGCTGCACCATCACACCACCCGGTTGCGCCGCAGGACGTTCATGATCACGCGCTCTCCGCTGGCCGTGGCGAGGAAGTCCCCGACGAGGCCGGGGTCCAGCACGTTGACGATCTTCGTGGTCTGCTCCGGCTGCTGCCGTGCGCTGCCGGCCTCGACGCCGAGGCGTCCGCCCGGACCACGCCTGAGCGGCAGGATCGCCTCCGGTCCCGCCTCGCCCATCAGGCCGGTGCCCCGCGCGAACGCGAACAGCGTCGGCCGCGTGACCACCGCGCCGCTGCGGTCGAAGGCACTGCCGAGCGCGAAGGGCGTGGGACTGAACCCGGTTCCGGGCGCCAGCGACGCCGGAGCGAAGCCGCCGGCTCCGAAGCCGATCCCGCTGGCCGAACCCCCGACGCCACCGAACGACCCACTCAAGCCACCCCCGATGGACCCGCCGAGCGCACTGCCGAACGCACCGAGCACCGTCATCAGGAACCCGCCGCCGCCGCTACCGGAGCCACCGCCGGACAGCGCCCGCGACAGGCCGTCCGTGATGCGGCGGAACACGTCGTCGATCAGCTTCGACGCGAGGTTGTCCGCGACCTGCGCCACGGCGGACGCAAACGTCCGGAAGCTGATCTCGCCGGAGCGCAGCGCGTCCTTGAACGGTCCGGTGATGGCTTCCGCGATCCCGTCCATCGCCGTATTGCTCTGCGCCAGCTCCTCATTCAGTCCGCGCCAGGCTGGTGCTGCGAGCGACGGCGTGTCGATAAGTTCGCGCGCGGACGGACGGACTGCACCGCCGCCGCCGCCAGCACCACGACCACTGCCGCCACGCTCTGACGGCGTGATCGGCGTCGCGACGGCGTCGCCGAAGCTGACGATGCCGTTGCGCGCACCCGCCAGCGCCGCCCTCAGCGTGGCGATGTTCTGGTCCGTCCGCGTCAGCTGGTCGCTCATCGCCGCGTCGGTGTCGATCAGCCGCTGACGCTCCATCAGCAGGGTTGCCAGCTGCG